ATGATTACCATCAACGTAACCAAAGCCAAAACCATAGCCCACAACGTGCGCCGTGCTGCCCGAACTGAAGAGTTCAAGCCCTATGACGAAGCTATTGCTAAGCAAATTCCCGGTCAAATCGACGGCGCTGAAGCGGCAAGGGCTGTAATTAGAGCCAAATATGCAGCAATGCAAACTGCTATTGACGCAGCTTCAACAGTAAATGAAATCAAGGCAGCGATGCCGCAGAGTTAAAAATTGACCCGATCTCCATCCTCTTTGCTGCAAATGCCTGTGTCGCTGCAATCAAGCAGGGGTGTAAGCTTTACAAAGACGCTAAAACGTCTTTCATGGAGATCAAGAAGACTGTTGATGAAGTTGTTACAGATGTCAAAGCAGTCAGAGGATTCTGGGCAAAGCTCTTCGGATCAGCGCCAGCCGCCCAAGCCAAGCCTGTGGCGAAAAAGAAGGAAGCCTACGTTGCCGTTGACGAAACCCAAGTCATGGCAGACATCGTTACTCAGCTTTCGACTTTCTTTAAGTTGCAAGAACAGCTTGCTGAACACATAAGGGAAGAGGAAGAGAAGAGCAAAACGGTTTTTGACCCCGATGCCAACTTGATGGAAGCCGCCCTGAAGCGGGTAATGGCTCAAGACCAGATGGCAGCGTTGGAGGTGGAGATAAGAGAGGCGATGGTGTACGGCGCTCCTAAAGAGATGGGGGCTTTGTATAGCAAAGTCTTTGAAATGCGGGATGTAATCAAGGCAGAGCAGGATAAAGCAAGGAAGAAACGGGATGACGACTCATGGCAACGCAAGGAAAAGGAGCGCCTTACAAGCGAAAAGCAAGCGTACCTACTAGCGACTTTTCTTTTTCTTCTGTACCTGTGGCTCCTCCTCGGCCTCTTAAGCAGGATTGGGAAAATATAATGGGTTGGATTGCTGCTTGTGTGCTTGTGGGTATGCTCCTACCCTTATTGGGTATGTTGTACATAGACGTGCTGCAAACCAAAAAAGAAGCCCAGACGCAGATTGAAAAGATGGAAAAAATACGTAAAGAACTTGAAAGGGAAAAACGAGATGGAACACAAGATAGACCCAAATGACAAGTTAGCCAAGCATTTCATTTACTACTATGCGTGGTTTTGGGCTTCAACTTCCGTCTTCTATTTCTTTTGCGTAACCTTTATTCTGCTGCCCGAGGGTGGCAGAGACTTTGCCAACATAATTCTTGGGTTCCTTTTGGGTACAGCAGTGGCTACCATTATTTCATTCTTCTACGGGTCAAGCAAGTCAAGCAAAGACAAGACTGAAGCCATGATGAAAGCCGACGATGATAAGCCTCTTTAATCCGTATGTCTTGCTTGGCATTGTTCTGGCGGTGTTGGGTAGCTTTGGTGTTGGGTATTACAGCGGTGAGCAAAATGAATACGAGCGCCAGCAGATTGAGATTGCTGCTTTAAATGCCAAGGCACGGGAAACAGAACAGCGTATGGGCGAAGTTGCCCAGACATACGCACAAACATTAAGGAAGGCCAACAATGTTGCAAAAGTTAAAGAAGATAAGCTGCGTACTGATATTGCCTCTGGCGAGCGCAAGTTGTTCGTTTCTGTCAAAGCCCCCGAGTGCGCCGTACACGCCGCCGCAGATTCCCCCGCTCCCAGTGGAAATACAGAAACTAGAGCCGAGCTTGACTCAGGAATTGCTCAATCTCTTGTCGATCTCACCAGCCGGGGCGACCAAGCCATCCGCAGCCTCAACGCCTGCATCGACCAATACAACCAAATGAGGAGCTTTAAATGAACTTGACCGCCAACTTTTCCCTGCATGAACTGACTAAATCAGAGACAGCCCTGCGCATGGGCTTTGACAACACCCCCGGTGACGCTGAGATCGTTGCTTTAAGGCTGTTGGCTGAGAAAGTTCTTCAGCCCGTACGTGACCACTTCGCCAAAGGCGTTAAGGTGAATTCTGGGTTCCGCAGTGCCGAAAGTAATGCAGCAGTCGGAGGCTCTCGTACCTCAGACCATGTCAAGGGCCAAGCAGCCGATATTGAGATACCCGGAGTGCCAAACGCAGAGCTTGCCCAATGGATCATGGATAACTTAGAATACACACAACTCATCCTTGAGTTTTACACCCCCGGCATACCTGATAGTGGTTGGGTGCATGTGTCTTACGACCCGAACAACCTGAAGAAGCAGGAGTTGACCGCCATGAAAGTCGCTGGTAAAACCCAATACGTTCCCGGTCTTGTAGCCTAACATGCCCTTACAAAAACTTGCCCTTCGTCCCGGTGTAAACAGAGAGAACACCTCTTACGCCAATGAGGGCGGGTATTACGCATCCAACAAGATACGATTTCGCTCGGGTATGCCTGAGAAGATTGGCGGTTGGACAGCCGATACAGGAATAAACCTTTCCGCGCTAAAACCAACCACAGGTAAGGTTTGGGGCGTTTGCCGAGCGCTATGGAATTGGATTAACTTGGCAGGCTACAACCTGCTGGCTCTTGGTACAAACTTAAAATACTACATCCAGAACGGTACAAACGGTTACTACTACGATGTAACGCCTTTGCGCACAACCACAACCGCAGGGGAAGTTACTTTTGCCGCATCAACTGGCTCGGCAGTAATTACAGTCACTGATGTAGGACACGGCGCTCAAACTGGTGACTTTGTAACTTTCAGTGGCGCAGTCTCTTTGGGCGGCAACATCACTGCCGCTATCCTTAACGCTGAGTTTCAGATAACGTATTTAACAAGCGACACCTACACCATCACCGCCTCAGTTCTAGCAAGTGCAGGTGACTCAGGAAATGGCGGCGCATCTGTTATTGGCGCTTATCAAGTCACAACAGGTAACGATGTCTTTACCCAGAACGTAGGTTGGGGCGCGGGTACTTGGGGCGGCTTTATTCCGGGTACGGCAACAAACCAACTCAATGGGGCTATAAATAATTCCGTCACAACTATCACGGTAGATAGCACAACTTCGTTTTCAGCGGCGGGAAACATCTTAATTGACTCTGAAAACATATCTTATACAAGTAAAAATTCAACTCAATTCTTGGGTTGTACCCGAGGACTAAGTGGTACAGGCTCAGGCGCAGCCGCCTCTCATGCTGACAACGCAGCAGTTATTCAGTCCACCACATTCACTGGGTGGGGTGACCCCGCTCCTGCTGGTCAAGGTATTGGAGAGCAGCTTCGTTTATGGAGCCAGTCAACCTTTGGCGAGGACTTAATTTTTAACCCCCGTGGTGGCGCACTGTATTACTGGGCAAACGCTGCGTCAACAAATACATTTAACAGGGGTCAACTTCTTGGCCCAAGCGCATCAATTGTTACCAAATATGGAACTGTAACTACGGATTCCTCATGCCCAATAGTTGCCAACTTTGTTATGGTGTCCGATGCCTCAAGGTTTGTCCTTGCATTTGGTGTTAATGACTATCCCGGAACGCCCGGAGCAACTATCCAAGACCCCATGCTTATTCGTTGGTCTGACCAAGAAAGTTTTGTTACATGGTTTCCAGCTATTACAAACCAAGCAGGTAGCTACACTTTAAGTGACGGCTCACAAATAGTTACAGCCAAACAGACCCGTCAAGAAATTTTGGTATTGACCGATTCTGCCATTTACTCCATGCAATACCTCGGCCCACCCTACGTTTGGAGCTTCCAAATTCTGGGCAACAACATATCTATTGCTGGGCCAAATGCAATAGCGACTGCTAACAACATAACGTACTGGATGGGTACGGACAAGTTCTATATGTACTCCGGTCGCGTTCAAACGCTTCCATCCACCCTGCGCGAGTATGTGTATAACGACATCAACCTTGAGCAGTCATTCCAGTTTATGGCGGGTACTAACGAGGGTTATAACGAAGTGTGGTGGCAGTACTGCTCTGCTGGGTCTAACGTGATTGACCGCTACGTTATATACAACCATCTGGACAACGTCTGGTACTACGGCGACTGGGTTAACTACACCGGCACTGCATTCCAAGGCAGAACCGCTTGGCTTGATAGCGCCTTACGTGCATACCCAATGGCAGCTACATACGGCGCGGCTGGCGGCAATGCAAACACATTGCTTGTGTACCATGAGAACGGCGTCGACGACGGCGTAGTTAATCCACCCAATCCTATTGTTTCCTCAGTTACTTCATCTGATTTTGACATCGGGGACGGACATAACTTCGGGTTTGTGTGGCGTTTAATTCCCGACTTAACCTTTGATGGTTCTAGCGTAAACGGGCCGACTGCTATGTTTACGGTACTCCCCCGTGCCAACCCCGGGGCAAACTACGGCCCATCGAATGATCCTTCTGTGGTCAGTGCGCAGAACTACCAGAACCAAAGAACCTATGCAATTCAGCAGTTTACACAGCAGGTGTATGTCAGGATTCGTGGTCGGCAGATGGCGTTCCAAGTAAGTTCAGACGCAATCGGTGTTCAGTGGCAGTTGGGTGTACCACGAATTGACATCAGACCTGACGGTAGGAGATAGGCATGGGTTTAAAAAACGTAGTCCAGCCACGCTTACCAGCAGCCCCCGAGCAGTATGATCGACAGTATATGGAGCAGCTTCTTAACGTGCTGCGCTTGTACTTTACCCAACTGGACAACGCTTCCCCCGCTGTGTTTGCGTCTCAAGGCGTTGGAACTACCGCTGTCGTAACCGCATTAACCTGCGCTCAACCTGACCTAACAACTCCCGGCGCGACCAAAATCAGCCTGCCAACCCAAGCCGATCTTGCCAATCTCAGAGCGGGTGATATTTACTACGACACTACTGCTGGCAATGTTCTAAAGATCAAAGTGTAGTTGTCCAAAAATGCCCAACATGATACGATCAACCACCCCCCATTTAAAGAGGCAAAAATGAGCCTACAGCTTGCAGCCCAACACCTTTCCAGCACTGGGCGTGGTAACGATTCCACGCTTGTACACATGTCGCCCCGAGAGGTTAAAAGCCTTAATGATTTGGCGATGGCGCATGGCGGGCAATTAACCATTAATCCACAAACAGGCTTACCCGAAGCTGGCTTTCTTGAGTCTATCCTGCCTATGGTGGCTGGCGCAGCTTTAACTGCTACTGGTGTCGGCGCTCCTATGGCTGCTTTGATGGTTGGCGGCGGCATGACGCTTATGACAGGCAGTTTGCAAAAAGGCTTGATGGCTGGTTTGGGCGCTTACGGTGGCGCTGGACTGGGTCAAGGATTGGCAGCAAGTGGTATGGAGGCTGCGGTAGCTGGTGATTCCGCCGCACAAGCGGCACAGGCTAAGATTGCTGAGAATGCTAGTGTTGCTAACTCTAACTTTTTTGATCCAACCGGAACACTAAGGCCGGAAATGCAGAGCCAATATATAACGGCTCAACAGACAGCCGCAGACGCAGCTAGGGGCGCGGTTAATAATTTAGCTCCAAAAGGCTTTATGGATAGGCTTGGCATGATGGGTAAAGGTATTGGAACTCTTGGGCAAGAGGGTGGCTTAACCAATCTTTACAACAATCTTGGTGGCTCACCTATGAGCTTACTTAAAACCGTAGGCTCTGCCGCTGCACCAGCTATTGGCGGAATGATGACCCCCCAAAAAGTGGAAGAAGAAAAAGCCGACTCAGACATGGGGCAACGTTACAAATTTGCCATGAACCCCACGGGCGGTCAACCACAGCAAGTTCAGCCGGGGCAAGACCCGCTGATTAACACGCCAAGTCCTACCACTACGCCATTCCCAACCCCTGATATTTATGGTCGGGAGCAACGCTACTTTGCGCCTTCTTACTCAAAGCTTGCACCTGAAGAAGCTAAAAAACTGTATGGGTATGCCGATGGTGGTGTCGCAACAGACCCAGATCGCCCCACAGAAACACCAGCATTACTTGCGTTTAAACAAATGCAAGCACAACGTGCGGCCCAGCCTCCAGTGCCACAAATCGATGCAAATGCAGAGTTTGCCAAGTACGCTCAACAAACAGTCGGTGCGCCCAATCAATTGCAAGCGCCCACTATGCCAGCGCCCACATCAACAAGCCTAGCTTCATCTGGTTATTCCTACGACCCTATTAAGCAACAGTATCGTCAAATCCAAGGAACTGCGCCAGCCGAGCCAGAAGCAAATCCTTTTAGCATTGACAACCGCCCTGTAGTTGGCTACACAGCAAAGGGCGAAAAAATATATGGCGAACAGCCAACTGCTCGATACGGCATGGGCATGGGTGGCTTTGGTGTCAGATATGCTAGTGGTGGTTTATCAGATGCGGGCTATAACCTTGGCGGCTACTCTGATGGAGGCCGACTGCTTCGTGGCCCCGGCGATGGTGTATCCGACTCTATCCCTGCTGTGATAGGTAAAAAGCAACCTGCACGTTTAGCCGACGGTGAATTTGTTGTACCTGCACGTATCGTTTCTGAGTTGGGTAATGGCTCAACCGAAGCTGGCGCACGTAAGCTGTACGCAATGATGGACAGGATTCAAAAAGCTCGTGGTAAGACTGTCGGTAAGAATAAGGTGGCAAAGAACAGCCGCTCTGAGAAATATCTTCCCGCGTAACCATGCCTTTGCATCACGTTCACCCAAACCATCTTCCAGTCGTATGGCCTGTTGCTCTACCACTCCTTAAAAAAGCGATGGACTTGGAGCCGGGGTCGCACAATGAGCAGTTCATTGAGTACAGCATACGCACAGGCAAGACGCATTTGTTGGTATGGGAAGAACCCGGTGAAGGTATAACCGGAGCTTGCACGGTTGAGTTTATTGATTACCCACTGGAGCGTGTCGGGCATGTAAACCTAATGGGCGGCAAAGGTATTGTCAGAAATTACGTGTTTGATGAGGCCAAAGAATTTATGCGACTCAACGGTGCAAAGAAAGCCCAATGTTGGGCAAGAGGATCCCTTGTTGAGATGTACAAGAAAATGGGTATGGAAAACACCCACCAAGTAATGAGGATTGAATTATGAAACGCAGCTACTCTCGTCGTGAGTTATACGCATTGGGCGAACCGCTCGGTGATTCTGCGACCTACCGCAAGGCTGGTGGCTTAGTCCTTGGTGACGGCGGTGGTGGCGGTGGAAGCGCTCCTGCCCCAGACAAAACAACACAAGTATCAGAGTTACCTGACTGGGCGCGTCCGTACGCTAAAGATACGCTTGCTAAAGGCGCGGCGCTCACCGACATTAATCAGAACCCATACCAAACATACGGCGCAAATCGTATTGCTGGGTTTAGCCCAATGCAACAGCAGTCGTTTCAAGGCGCTGCCAACATGCAGCCATCCCAGCAGTTGGGAACTGGCTCAGATTTAGCCACAGCCGCAGGTCTTGGGGCACTCAACACGCAGTATCAAACAGGTCAATTTAGCAATCAATTCAGAGACCCCGGGCAGTATCAACCCGGTCAGTTCTCAATGTCGGAAGCGCAAGCCCCTAGCCTGCAAAACTTCCAAATGCAGGGGCCACGGGATGTGCAGGCGCAATCTTATGATGCTCCGTCAATGCAGGGAGCACAGACTGGCTACAACCCCAATTTGCAAAACTTTCAGATGGGGCCAGCAGAACGAGTTCGCACACGAAGCTTTGCTCAACCCGGCGCAGCCGAAGCGTATATGTCTCCATATATGCAGAACGTGGTGGACATTCAAAAGCGTGAAGCACAACGCCAATCAGGTATTCAGGGTACACAACAACAGGCTCAGGCTGTAGGTGCTGGTGCTTTTGGTGGTAGTCGTGATGCAATCATGCGTGCAGAGCGTGAGCGCAATCTTAGTCAGCAGATGGGTGACATCCAAGCCACTGGACAACAGGCGGCTTTTGGACAAGCGCAGCAACAATTTAATGCTGAGCAACAGGCTCGTTTACAAGCTCAACAAGCTAATCAACAGGCAGGTCTTACAGTCGGCGGGCAAAACCTTGGTGCAAGACTTGGTGTTCAGCAGCTTGGCACACAAACAGGTCTTCAGACTGCTCTTGCTAATTTAAACAACCAACAGCAGGCAGCAGTACAAAACCAAGCGGCCCAGTTACAGACGCAGGGCCTGAACGCACAACAGGCAATGCAAGCAGCTTTGGCAAATCAACAGATGGGTTACAACGTAGGCAGTCAAAACCTTGCGGCAAACCTTGGTGTACAACAACTTGGCGCGGGTCAAAACTTACAGGCTCAACTGGCGAATCAACAAGCGTTTCAACAAGCGCAGAATGCCGCTGAACAATCTCGTCAGTTTGGTGCTGGTCAGGGTCTTCAGGCCGCTAATCTTGGCGCTCAATATGGTCAATCTGCACAACAACTGGGTGAGCAGTCACGTCAATACGGTGCTGGTTTGGGTATGCAGGGCTTACAGACCGGCTTACAGGCAGCGGGTCAACTTGGTCAGTTAGGTGGTCAGCAGTTCCAGCAAGGCATGGACATCAACAAGTTGCAAAGCGCATACGGCGGTCAGATGCAGCAACAAGCCCAGCGTCCTTTGGATCAGGCTTACCAAGACTTCTTGAACCAACAGAACTATCCGTATAAACAGTTGGGCTTTATGTCCGACATGATTCGTGGTTTGCCACTGGGCCAGCAATCAACAAGCAGTATGTATTCTCAAGGCCCCGGGGCGGTTCAAACATTAGCGGGCTTGGGTGGCGCGGCTTACGGTTTTGGTAAGTCGGGATTGTTTGGTAAAGAAGGCGGCTTGATGAAGTCGTATGCTGGTGGTGGCGATGTAACGAGCGATCAAAACGTCGAAGGTATTTTGCCTAAACTAAGCGATCAACAACTACAAAAAGCTAAAGAAACAGCACTGAGTCGGCGTGATGTTGAACAGGCCAACATGATTGATGCAGAGATGGCTGAGCGGGCTTCTATCCGTGGCGGTTTAGGTGGTGCGTTTAACCAGATACCTGAAGAACAGCAAGAAGAAATGATGGCTGGCGGGGGCGTTGTTGCGTTTGCTGGTGGTGGTACGTTTGGCAAAAGATTTGAAAGTAGCCTGACTTCATTAAAAGATATGGCGAATCAGCAACCTGCGGTACAAACCCCAGAACAGTACGAACAAGGTGTAGCTGCACGTCAACCTATGCTTGAAAAAATGTATGGTGCGGACGTTACAAAACCGTACTTAGAAGAAACTAAGTCCAAACGGGCTGGGTTAGCGGATCAAATGGAAAAAGATAAAGGGCTTGCTTTTGCTATGGCAAGCTTAGGTTTGTTGTCACGTAGCAAGAAACCCGGTGAAAATCAAAAGCAACAACTTCTTTCTGGCTTGGGTGAAGCTGGACAAATGTTTATTGGTGAAGTTGGAAAGCTTAAGAAAGAAAACAGAGAAGCCGACGACAAATTACGCCAGTCTGAAATTACACTGGCTACCGCGCAGCAATCTCGTAAAGAAGGTATGGTCAACAAGGCTATGTCTTTGGAAGACAAAGCCGAAGCTCAAAAACAAGACGCTTTCAAGATGAAACTTGGCGTACAAGAAAAGATTGCTCAACTCGAAGGTGGTTTGGCTGGAACTGAATTGCAAGGTGAGAACGCATTGAAGGTTGCGGGTGTTAACGCTGCAACCAGTCTTCAAACAGCAAAAATGGCTGCTGCCAAAGAAACCGACTTGGCCCGTCAGACCAATATTAACTACGCTGCACTGCTTGAAGAAGGCAAACCAGCTAATAAACAGACAATGGCCGAAGCTGCAAGAATGGCTGCAAACGACTTGAAACAATCTGATGTTCGTAGAGAAGCTGCTGCGGGTGTAAGAGACGACAAGTTTGAGCTTAGGGTGGATAAGGCATTGGAAAGCAACATGCCTTACATGAAAGCAGTGCAAAAGGGTAACACTGAAGAAGCTGCTCGTATCCGCCAAGGCGTAGTTGCAGAACTAAGGGCAACTTCTTCTCAAGCTGCTCCTGCCGCCGCGCCACAAGCTGCGGCTCCTGTTGTTAAACCCTCTATGCAAGAGTTCATGGCTGCGGCTAGAAAAGCAAACCCCGGTGTTTCTGACGCAGACTTAGCTGCCTACTACAATCGAAAATACGCCAATTAAAGGGGTTCGGCATGGCCATTATTGATCCGTTTGAGGCACAACAACCGCAACGGAGGGGTATCGTTGACCCCTTTGAGGCGCAGCCTGCTCCGCAAATCGTTGACCCGTTTGCCCCACAACCAAAACCTGAAGATCAATCAATCCTACGTAGCGTTGCCGACGTACCTTTAAAGGCGGTTTCTGGTTTGGCTACTGGTGTGCGTTTAGTTGCTGACGCTTTTGGTGCGGGTAGCGACGTATCCAAATCTATTAAGGGTGTAGAAGATTATATTGGTGAGTTATATAGTGCGCAGTCTAAAAAGGATTCCGCTGAGATTTCTCGGATTATGAAAGACGCCGAGGACAAAGGTGTTTTAGATCAAGTTAAAGCTGGTATCAAAGCTTTCACTATTGCCCCTATTGATACATTAGTAAACGCATTGGGCACATCTGCCCCCGCTATCGTGGCTGGTTTAGGTGCTTCTGTTTTTGGTGCAGGTGCTCTTGCGGCTACTGCTGTTGGCGCTGGGGTTGGTTCTATTATGGGTGCCGGTACGATTAAAGGTACTATCTACGATGCGGTCAAAGAAGAGCTTGGCAAGACTAATATGCCCAAGGAACAAATTGAAGCGCGTGCGCAAGCTGCGCAAGACTACAACGGTGAAAACTTAGATCAGATTTTGATGGGGTCGGCTCTCGGCGCAATCGGCGCAAGTACGGGTTTTGAGCCAGCAATAGCTCGTCAAGTAGCTAAGCAAATCATTACAAATAGTGTCAAAAAACAAGCGGCTGTTACAGGGGCTAAAGAATTTGTAGGTGAAGCTGCGCAAGGCGGTCAAGAACAATTAGCTCAAAATATAGCTCTTCAACGTGAAGGCTACGACGTACCCACTATGCGCGGTGTTGTGGGGCAGGGCACTATGGAAGGTCTGGCAGGTGCTGGACTTGGCGCTGCTGCTGGTGCGAGTGAAGGTTTGGAAGCCCGTCGAGCAGCAGAAGCTGCGCCTACCCAAGAACCAGCAACTCCTAAGCGGCCTCCACTGGAAATTGAAAAAGTTGCCGCTGATTTGACCCAGCAAGGCATTACTAATATTGACCCTGAGCGCGTAGCGCAATTTCAACAAACTTTCCAAGACATGGGGCTTGATCCCGGTAGTGCGCAATATCGTGCAATTGAAGCGGCTACCAAAGAAGTTGAAGACCAAGCTAAAGATCAAGTTGGCGAGCAAACACCAGCCCCCACTCCCGCTGAAGCAGCCGTTGAAACCCCTGCGGCAACCGAAGCCCCTATCCCATACATCCCGCCCGTCAATACTTGGACAGATACAAACCTGACCGCTACGTTGGAACTTCAACTGGCTAAGCCTGAAGCCAAACAAAACCAACCCCTCATCGAAGCGGTACAAACGGAGATACAACAACGTGCGGCAACTCAAGGAGAACCAGATGTTGGACAGACTATCCCCGGCACAAGTGGAGCAAGCGTTCCAATGGTTGGACAGCCCAGTACAGATACCACCGCCGGAGGAACTGGAATCGCTGAGCCAAGTGGAGTGGTTTCTACTAGACCGGATGTTACAGGAACTGTGGCGGGAGAAACGGTACAGCCCGTTGCAATAGTTGACCCGTTTAAACAAGCCGCTCAGACAGAAACGCTTTCTGCTCAGCCCATTGCAGTAGACCCCGTTGTATTTGCTAAACGCTCCGTAGATAGCGCAATAGCCGACCAAGGTAGCTTTGGATCTTTAGAAGAATCAATTGGTGCGTACAGAGATAACCTTCCAGACTCTATGCGTGAGCAGGGGATAAACGACCAGCCAACAATTGATAAAGCAGTTGCGGCATACGACGAGGAAATAAGCAAGCAAAGAATCCAAGAAATCCCCACTCAAGAA